AGCTAACAGTTCAATAGAATTATGTACAATCGGGTATGACCATGCGAACTGGAACAGTATGTGGTTTAAGGTAGAAGTCTTTAATGACTATTACCAAAGTGGTGGTGAAAGTGGATGGATATTAGACAGCCAAGCAGGGACAGCACGACAATTATATTCTACCAACCCTAGCGGATCATGGTCGAGTTCTACAACTCAAATAAATAGTAACCTAACAAGACGTGTTTGGACATGGAATGGTAACCAATATAGATCCTATGGTATGCGTGTGACGTTTGCCTATGACCCAGTAGACACTGATCCTACCGCCGGAAAGGTAAGGTTTACCACAGGAAATTACGGAGGATATTGATAATGTATAAATTTACATACCAAGGTCAAGAATACACATTTCCACCTTTCTTCCGTATTCCAGATGAAATTGATCCTGAAACAGGGCAACCAATTACCTTTGGAAATACTCTACAAGAAGATTTGGGAATGACGCAAGAGCAAGCTGATGCGGCTCACGCAGAAGGACTTCTAAATGTTTTAAGATATGAGAGAAATGAACTTCTTAAAGAAACAGATTGGGTTTCTGGAGAAGATGTTCCTCAATCGCTTAAAGATATTTGGTTTCCATACAGACAAGCTCTTCGTGATATTACTGAAACATATTCATCTTTAGATGATGTAGTATGGCCTACTAAACCAGAATGAAAGACTTTGATTACTCAAAGATACTAACCAGCTTAATACCTCTCGTATTAGCGGCGATGTGGTGGGTAATCAGTAATGTCAATGACGTTCGTAATGAAGTGTCAGGCATTAAGGCTAACATGATGATGTTAATTGATCCTCAAGGTCAGATCATTCCATCACCAGATAATGCGTTAGCACGACAACAATTAAGGGAAAACCTAATTGAGTACATCCACGATCTACAGGTTCGTGTGAAGTTATTAGAAGAACAAGATAACAATTAGTAACCGCTCTAGGGGGAGTACATGAGTGGAAGTTTTAACGGCTATCGCGGCCGCTACGACTGCGTATAAAACAGTAGTAAAACTGGTTAGCGCAGGTCGCGAATTAGAGGATGTAGCAGGTCAATTAGGTAAATGGTACACGGCGGCTAGTGATATAGCTAACGCCGAACAAGAGGCAAAAAACCCACCATTTTATAAGAAATTACTGTATAAAGGTAGTGTAGAGGAAGAAGCTCTCAATGCTACCATAGCGAAGCAGAAATTGGCAGAACAAGAGTCAGAGCTTCGCACAATGATTATGTATCGCTTCGGCAGTAACGTCTACAAGGAAATGATAGAATTACGCCGTAAGATACGAAGGCAACGAGAACAGGAAGTATATCGTCGCAGAAAAGCATGGCGGAACCTGTGGGAAGGCGTAGCAATAGTAGTACTATTGGCCTTAACATCAGGGGCCATATTCTGGCTTATATGGTTAATAAAACACCATTCAGCTTGAGTAAACGCCATAATTAAGATATAATAAGGGCACTAGCAATGCGGTAAGAATACTAATATAAGTGACTTACTGATATGAAAAAAATTTCTAATGGCCCTGTACTCGACGGATTGTTCTTGTTTGCTAAGTCCGAAGATCATCGGTGGTACTCGGTAGCAGAATTCTACCAATATTTCATCTACCCACTGATGTATGACAAAATTCGGTTCTTCTACGATGATGAAGACCCAAATAAAGTCGTCGGATTGTTTACTTGGGTTTTTCTCTCAAAGGAGAAAGCAGAGGATTTTCTCGATGACCGTTATGTAATTCAAGAAGGTGATTACAAAGCGGAAGACGGGGATGAAATATGGGGCTTAGAATTTATTGCACCATATGGTCACGCTAGGAAAATGGTTGCTGACCTAAAAAAGGAGTACGTTGATAAGTATGGCAAACCCCGTCCTATTTATTGGCGTAGATTAAACAAACCTTCAGAACGAAAAAGAGGTAAATTATAATGGGTGGTGGTTCTCCAGCTCCGGCTCCTCCTCCTCCAGCACCAGATTACAGCAGTCAATTTGCTGGTCTGCGTAGTGGACAGGATACGATCCGGTCAGATATAAGAGCGACTGAAGATACGTTCCAGAACGAAGCTCGTGATCTCTCGCGTGAGATTACTGGTGGTTTCGGCGAAATGGACGATAGATTCGATAATGTCGACACAGGTATCCGTGGCGTACAAGACACGGTTGATGACGGTTTTGCAGGTGTAGGTACACAGATCAGTGGTCTAGGTACTGACATCAACAATACCATGAAGACGTACGGTGACCAGATGAATACTGGTTTCACGGGCGTTAATGAAAATATGAATACGGGCTTTGGTAACTTGAGCAATCAAGTTGACACTCGTTTCACTGAACTAGGTACTGGCGTAGGTAATGCGTTTGATGCCCAGAATAACCTACTCAACACAGGCTTCACTGGCCTTGGTGATATGGTTACTACTGGTAATCAGGCTATCCTATCAGGACAACAGGAAGGCTTTAACAGCGTTAACGACAATGTAACCAACATGGGTACAAACCTCGGTAACCAGCTTACTGAAACTTCTGACAATGTCCTTACAGGTCAGGCCAATATTGCTGATCTTGTTAAGCAGTACGGTGGTAATCTAGATACTTACTACGCGGCACTGGCACAAGGACAGTCTGAGTCAGCGGCTCGTCAAGCGGCTATGCAGACAGGTCTGGATCAGTTCCGTAATGACTACGATAAATCTTCGACTATTGCTCAACAGCAACGCGGCCGTATTCAGGACGCAGTTATTGGTGGGACAAGTCAGCTTCAAGATACTATCGCGGCAGGTGCAGATGCTACTACACAAGGCATCTCTAATGTTCGTGCAGACGTATCTGGCGTTCAGTCTGATGTACAGGCCAATGCGGCCCAGTCTACAAGAGACTTCGCTGATGTAGCTCGTAAGATTACTGTAGGGTTTGATGACGGTACTCAGCAATCGCAGAATATGCGTAATGAGTTCATTGATCGTCTAGAAACTGCACGTCAGGTTCTTCAAGATGATAACTTGAACATCGACGCTAATGTACGTCAAAATTTTAAAACTCTGGTTGACTCATTTGATCAAACTGGACGCTTGATCACTAACAGCACAACTCAGAACGGCACTCAAGTCGCTCGTGCTATTGATCAGCAAGGTAACCTTCTCCTAGCCGCCTTTAATCAGGCAGGACAGCGAGTTCAGGATGCTTCCATCAATATCAATGAGATGATGCAACAGATGGATAAGTTTGGATATGTAGCAGGTTCCAACGCAATGATGGGACAGACTACAGGTGGCGCGGCTCAGGTGTATTCCGGCCTAGCTTCTCCTTACTCATCTACCCGTTAATTAAGAAGTGAGCACCAGAGACACTATGGATGAAAGCAGACTACATAGAATCGAGAACAAACTCGACAAGTTAGCTGAGGCCGTGGTGTCTCTAGCTCGAATGGAAGAGAGAATGGTTACTCTCTTCAATCGTATGGAGCGATACGAGGGGCGTCAAGAAGGGTTGGAAGCAAGAATTGATGAAGTGGAAACCACTAACATCAAGAATGGAGCCACTCTTCGGTTTGCCGAAAGAGTATTTTGGATAGTGGCTACGGCCGCAATAAGTACAGGATTTTGGTATTTAAGATGATCCCTAACGTAGTTTCAGAGAACGGACTAAACCTAGTCAAAAAGTTTGAAGGTTTGCATAAAGTCACCGAAGATGGTGATGTTCGTGCCTACCGTTGTCCCGCAGGTAAATGGACAATCGGATACGGGCACACACGGGGTGTTAAGTCCGGATTGCGAGCTTCTGTTGACGAATGTGAAAAGATGTTAATGGAAGATCTGCATGAGGCAGGAAACGCAGTGCGTAGTGCTGTAAGTGTGCCATTGAGCCAACATCAGTATGATGCACTCGTTTCCTTTGTTTTTAACCTTGGTGCAGGAAATTTCCGCTCATCTACTTTGCTCAAGAAATTGAACAAAGGGTTGTATGAAGAGATCCCGGCACAGATCCTAAGATGGAACAAAGCTCGTGTTGACGGAAAGTTAACTGAGCTAAGAGGCTTAACTCGACGCCGTACTGCCGAGGCCGCATTGTGGGCGATGGACGCTCCGCTGGCAGGGCAAGAAGGTGGCGATCTTATGCCACAGAAACCAGTTCAAGAGGCAGTCAAACCATTGGCTAAATCTAAAACTCTAGCAGGTGCTGGAGCGGCTGGTATTGGTACAGTCGGGTCACTACTAGGTGATGCGGCAACCAACTTAGAGTCGTTAGTAATGTACTCTGAGTCAATTAAGATGGTGTTCCTAGCTCTAACAGTAGTGGGTATTGCGCTCGTTACTTATTCGCGCATCAAAGACCATAACGAAGGAGAGCGTTAGTGCTTCCATTTGTAGGTATCTGGGGGAAGATAAAGATCATACTGGCTGGTGCCGTAGCAATGCTACTGCCCATTCTGTACATCCTCGGACGCCGTGATGGTTCTAAACTCGAAAAAGGTAAGGCTCTAGAAGAGGCCGTAAATACCGAACACGAGAGAGCGGATTTTTATAAGGCAATGGAGCAAGAAAGTAATGAAATTGAGAGCAACGCTCCTCGTAATCGCGATGACCTTTCTAAGCGGTTGCGCGAGCACGGTTTATAAGACAGAGCTAGAAATCTACTGTCCGAACATTGTTGATTACAACGAAGAGTTCAACAATAGATTAGCAGACGAAATAGAAAGCCTACCCGATACGAACGGCAACCCGGCCATTGTAGACGCCCTTTCTGATTACGCCTCCCTAAGAGACAAGATTCGAGCGTGTCAAAAGGAAAGAGATAAATAGTAATGGCAGATCCAACTACAGTTACAGGCCTTGTAGGCGATCCTAACGCCGCTGGCGGTGGGTCAGATCCTCTGACAGGAAACACTGCGGCTGGTACTTTTGTCGGTACTGGCTCTTCTGTTGCTTCAAATGCAGATTATGTTGGTGGCGTAAACGTCGCCAATACCTCAGCGGACATCCTAGCAGATCCTAGTGGCTTCCTCGGAACGGAAGGTAACCTTGTTGCTAACACGACTATGGTTGATCCTAATACGGCTGGAACCGGGATTGATAACAATAAATACACGATGGATGTGGATGGCCTTCAGGGGTCAGCCAACACAGGTGCCGTAGCTCAGGCGGCTGGTGTAACAGCACCCAACTCAGCACAGACTTACAATGCGGCAATGACCGCAAATCAAGTCAATCAGCTTGCTAATAACACAACTGCGGCTAACGCTACCTTTGGCTCTCAAGCTGAAGTAGATGAACCTACACTTGATATGGAAGGTTTGGCTACAGGCATTAACGCCGATGGCTCAACCAACGCAGTAGGCCAAGCATTCAACGAGGTTTATACTCAAGATTTCACTCGTATTGTTGATACTAGTACGGTTAGTGGTCAGCTACTTGCTCAGAATTTGGGTGAGGGTAATTACACTGATGCGAAAACTCAAATAACCTACTGGATGGATACGTTGTCTAAGGACTTCGTAGATCCTGTTACAGGTAATGCAAAGATCCCATCATGGGCGGCGGCTTCACTTAAAGGTGTGAACCGCATGATTGCGTTTAAGGGTGTTACTGGTACAGCGGCCATCTCTGCCGTGGCCTCAGCGACAATGGAAGCAATCATTCCTGTAGCGAGTGAACAATCAAAATTTTTCCAAACACTTACTGTTAAGAATTTAGACGCTAAGAATACTGAAGCACTGAATACCGCAAACATCTTGTCTAAGATGAATACTGCGGATTTAGACGCTCGTATGACTGCGGCAATTACGAACGCTAAAAACTTCGTAACCTATGATATGACTAACCTAGCCAATGACCAACAGATAGAAGTGGTCAAGTTACAGGCTAAACAACTAGCTATCATGGAAGACGCTAAGTCTGAAAATACATCACGCCAGTTTAACACTAGCTCACAGAATGAATTAGATAAGTTCTACGATCAACTTGGAGCTCAAGTAGATCAATTTAACGTGTCCGCTCGTAACTCAATGACCCAGTTTAACGCTGGTGAAGAGAATACGATGGAACGATTTAACTTAGAACTAGAGAATAGTCGCGAACAGTTTTATAACAATATGCAATATCAGATTGATGCCTCTAATGCTAAATGGCGTCAGACTGTATCATTAACGAATACTGCGGCATTGAATGATGCGGCGGCTACTGACGTTAAGAATATTGTTAACCTCACTACTGAACAGCTTAACCAGATGTGGGATCGTACAGATGCCTTACTGGATTATTCATGGAAAGAAAGTGAGAACCAGAAGAACCGTCGAGTTACAATTCAACAGGCTAAGATGCAGTACGACGCTCAGGTAGCGGCCGCTAACGCTAAGAAAGGCGGATGGGGCAGTGCACTGGGTAGTATCGCAGGTTCTGTACTCGGTAACTACGCAGGTAG